CTAACTGCAAAACATACTCCCGGATTTAACTTCTTAGTAAAAGAATTTAATGAAATAGCTAGAGCTAAACCCGGATCTAATCTCCAATCACTACATAAGTATGGGATACATAATGCACAAGATTTAATGACAGCTAAAGCCGTACAGAACGGAAGATTAGCTATTGGATCAGCAGCATTAAGTATGGCAAGTATGGCTTATCTTAGTGGTAACTTAAAAGGTAATGGACCAACAGATAGAACTCAAAGACAAGCATGGTTAGATTCAGGATGGAAACCAAGAACAATTAAGATTGGTGATGTTTGGGTTAACTATGATGCTTTTGAACCTTATAACCAAATACTTGCATTAGTAGGAGACATAGGAGATCACCAAGAATTGATGGGTGAAGAATGGGCTGAAGATAGATTATCTAAATTAGCAATGGCATTAGCTGGTACTGCAACAAGTAAATCTTACTTAGCAGGATTACAGTCATTTGTTGATTTATTCTCAGGTGCTCCCGGGCAACAGCAGAGAATAGTAGCTTCATTGATGAACAACTCTATTCCTTTATCTAGCCTTAGAAATGAAATAGGTAAAGTTCTTACACCTTATACAAGAGAATTAGGTTCAGATATAGGTGACTCTATAAGAAACAGAAACTTAATTACTGAAAATATTGCAGCAGATCCACTACCAATTAAATATGACATTTTAACTGGAAGACCTATTAAAGATCACGACTTTATAACTCGTATGTTTAATGCAGTTTCTCCTGTGAATTTTAATATTGATTACACCCCCGGTAGAGAGTTGATATTTAACAGTGGCTATGACATGAGAACTTCTACATACTCAGCTCCTGATGGAACAGATTTATCTGACAGTCCAAAAGTTAGGTCAATGTTTCAGAAAGCTATAGGTGATCAAAACTTAGAAGCTGTATTCGACAAGATGGCAGCAGAAGAGTCAATACAAATATCTATAGCTGAGATGAACTACTACAAAAAGAATGGTATGAGCGATGTTGAACCAAGATCATTCCCACACTACAAGCGAATTGCAAAAGCGTTTGACCGAGCTAAGAAACGAGCTTGGGCTTCAATTAAAAATGATAACGACGTCCAAAAGTTACTTATTGAAGAAAGAAATCAAAAGCTAAAAAACAGAGAAGCAAACAAAGGCACGATTCAAAAAATCATAGAAATGCCTAAATAAATCCACCGTGAAACAATTCAATAAATTAAATGTCAATTACATACACCGACGATGGTGGAGGTTTAGCTAATGATTCCAAATTGGAATTTACGTTCACCTTCCCGTTCATACAAACTGAAGACGTAAAAGTTGCACTGAATAACGTGGTGCAAGCGACAACTAAATATGCAGTCGATACTGCAAGCAATCCCACCAAAATAACTTTTAATAATACTAGCGTTGATAGTAATGTACAAGAAAGTACTGGTGCACCTAAAACAGGCGTAACTGTACGAGTTTTTAGACAAACAACTGTTGGTAAAATCAGTGGTGATGATGATCCAAAAGCTGTGTATGCAGCCGGTTCTTCAATTAGAGCTGCTGATTTAAATGCAAACCAAGAACAAGCATTATATGCACTACATGAATTGCAAGATCAGCCTTTAACAGATCAAAATATTGGAGATGGAGTTATAACTTCATTAAAAATTGCTGACGGAACTATAGCTAATGTTGATGTTAGTTCTACAGCAGCTATTGCTGGTACTAAAATCTCGCCTGATTTTGGTAGTCAAAACATAGCAACAACTGGAACAATTAACAGTGTATCAACAACAGAATTAGCAATATTAGATGGTGCAACTGTTAGTACCGCAGAATTAAATACTTTAGACGGAGTAACAGCTTCTACTGCTGAATTAAATCTTTTAGATGGAGTAACATCAACGACAACGGAATTAAATATTCTTGATGGAGTCACAGCTTCAACTGCCGAAATAAATAAATTAGATGGTGCAACCGTAAGTACAACTGAGTTAAATACCTTAGATGGTATAACAGCTTCAACATCTGAGTTAAATCTTAATGATGGTCAGACTGCAACACCTACAGAAGTTAACATTCTTGATGGTGCAACTTTAAACACAAGTGAAATAAATAAACTTGATGGGTTTACTGGTTCAACAACAGATTTAAACGAAGTTGTTGCTGGTAAAAACGTTGTAGAAACAATTACTGGTAGTGCTACCGATGCACAGATTCCAACAGCTCAAGCTGTTAATGAAAGAGTTGTAGAACTCGTAACTGAAGTTGGAGGATTTTTTCCAATAGCTAATGAGACAAGTTTTCCTACAACCAACCCAGATGTTAATGATGGTGCTGGAACTATTGTCAGTATTAAAACTTTAGCAAGTAACTTAGTTTCTAACGGAAGTGGAGTTGCAACTATTTCAAACGGTGCTGGTTCAGGTAATACTGTAACTATTAATGGATTAGCTAACAGCACAACATACGCTGCTGGAAAAGGATTATTAGTAGAAACAACATCTACACTTCATACATATATTTTTCATAGAGAACTTCTTGATACTGCTGCCGTAGCTAATACTCAAGGTATTATAACTGCATTTAATGAAAGATACTATGGTCCATTTTCAGCTAACCAAGCAACAAAACCTTCTGGAGCTAACCGTGTAAACGGAGACTTATATTTCAACACTTCTGATGGAAAGATGAAGGTGTTTAATGGTAGTCATGCCAGTGGTACTTGGGATGATGTGGCAGCACCGGGTCAGTTCTTTATAAATACATTATCTAGTTCAAGTGGCTCAGGAGGAGGAAGTGCAACATTTAATGGTACAGCTACAAGATTTACATTATCTAACCCTCCAAATGATGCTCAACAGCTACTTGTTAGCGTCAATGGAGTCATTCAGAAACCTAATAGTGGAACCTCCCCAAGCGAAGGATTTGCTATTGACGGTTCTGATATTATATTTGCCTCTGCCCCTGCTACTAGTGCTCCGTTCTTTATTGTCACCATTGGATCATCAGTAAACATTGGAACCCCAAGTGATAATACAGTTACTTCAAGTAAGATAGTTGATGGAACTATTGTTAATGGAGATATTTCTAGTAGTGCAGCGATAGCAGGGTCAAAGATTTCTCCTGACTTTGGATCGCAAAATATAACTACAACTGGAAGTATTACTGGTAATGATTTAGAGATAGACTCTGGAACTTTATCAGTAGATGCTTCTAACAATCGGGTTGGTATAGGTACAACAAGTCCTGACTACGCATTAGACGTAGTAACTGCATCAGGTAAAGCAAGTATTGAAATTAAGGCAGATGGAACAGGTGCAAATGATGATGCATTTTTGCGTATGCGTACTGAAGGCACTGCTAAAGATTGTTTTATAGATTTTGGTGATACTGCTGACCAAGATGTAGGTGGAATTAGATATAACCACTCTAGTGATTTTATGACATTCACTACTAATGCTTCTGAAGCTATAAGAATAGATTCGACTGGAAGGTTTATGATAGGAACTTCCATTGAAGGTAATGCAAATGCTGATGATTTAACTGTTGCTGGACCAACTTCCACAGGAATAACAATTAGATCGGGAACAAGCGGTGGCGGAAGTCTATTTTTCTCCGATGGAAGTTCTGGTGGTAGTGCCGAGTATAAAGGTTTCGTACAATATTATCACTTAACTGACAAACTTGGTATTGGATCAAATGCATCGACTGCAATAACTATAGATTCTTCTCAAAACGTAGGTATAGGTACAATTGATCCAATTTGTAAACTCGATGTTGTAGGAACTATAAAAGCATCTGCTCCAGTAGCTTGGCATGGAGAGCAAGATGCTGCATACAATGTTCTTAATGGTACTTGGACTAATCTTAAAAATTTAGGAAACAATCCAGTTACTACAAGTGGTTGGGCTGAATCTACTGGAACATTTACAGTTCCTGCTAATCAAGCTGGTGCTTATCAGTTATCGGCTGGTGCTGGTATAGATGACGTTCAAGCTAATGATTATCTTCGAATAGGTTTTTCTATAAATGGTGCTACTCCTACTGTTTATAATGAGAATAGAAACGTATCTGCAGCAAACACAATACTTTCGGCAAATATATCACAAATAAAAAATTTAGCTGTTGGTGATACTGTAAACGTAAAGTTTTATCATAACGAAGGATCTACTGAGCCAACTGAACAAAATAGATGTTGGTTTTCAGGACACCGTATTAATTAAATATTATGACTTTAACAAAAATAAGCACCGCAGGCGTAAAAGACGATGCGGTAACTCAAGCAAAGATAAATGTACCGATAAGTAATCGTAATTTAATAATTAACGGAGCTATGAAAAT